GACAATAAAGAAAGTCAAGCAGAAATAACTCCGGTGCAATTAAGTGATGCTCATAACCAATATCAATTCTTATCTACCGAGAGCACGCAAAAAATTATGGTGGCTCACCGAATTGTCAGCCCTATGTTATTAGGGATTAAAGATGGATCTGGTTTGGGTAACAACGCAGACGAAATTAAGACCGCATCTCTTTTGATGGACAATACGGTTATTAGACCTTTTCAGGAACTTTTAATAGATTCCTTTGATAGTATATTAGCTTACAATGATGTCTCTTTAAACCTATACTTTACGACCTTACAACCACTAGAATTTACAGAGGTAGACCAAACAATACAAGACAAAGAAACTATTGAAGAAGAAACCGGAGTTGAGATGCAAAAGTTTAATCTTGAGAAATATCCTTGGGATGAATGTATTGCCGAGCAAACGGAAGAATATGGAGCGGAAGCTGCTGAAAAAATATGTGGATATATAAAAAGTAAGATGTCAACTATTAGTTTAAAAGAGATTGATGGAAAACTTGCATATGAAACAAAAGAGGAAGCTATCGCAATAGCAAAAGCAATTGGGTGTGAAAGTTATCACGAACACGAAGAGGACGGCAAGACTTGGTATATGCCTTGCGTATCTCACGAAGAACTTAAATCACCTTGTTGGGATGGATATGAGCAGATAGGTACAAAAATGAAAGATGGAAAAGAAGTGCCTAATTGTGTACCATTAAAACAGGAACTAACTGATGAAATGGCTAGTGATATTCTTGCAAACCTTGAATATGAATCTATAACAGATGAATATGAATTAGTAGAAACTAGAGAATATTCTGAAGATAATAAAAGCACAGAAGAATGGGCAAAGTCACTTATAAAAAGAAAATTATCTAAAATAAGAAAGTTTGCAGATTTCATAACCTCAAAGCCTAATGAAGAAAGTAAATTAGATAAATCCTTTTATAAGATTAGATACACATACCAACAAAAGGTATCACCATCATCAACTAAAACTGGTCAAAGCAGAGATTTTTGCAAAACAATGATGGCTAGAACTGGTAAGGGTGTGGTTTATAGAAAAGAAGATATAGACAACGCATCATTTCAAGGAGTGAATAATAACTTTGGTCATAAAGGACAGAATTATTCGCTTTTTAGGTTTAAGGGCGGTATCTACTGTGGACATTATTGGAGGGAAGAATTGTACAGAATGAAAAGTGAAACTGAAAAATACATATCCAGAGGTAAAGAAGTAAAATCAATACCAAACGAATACCAACCAAAAGGAAGTGAATACCAAGAGGCTGGTGAAGCACCAACAACTTGGAAAGATAGAGGCGCATACCCAAACTAAAAAAATATGGCTACAGTATTATTTATAAATAGAACAGATTTAGTAAGGAACTCAATAATTGACGGCAACGTTGACACGGACAAATTTATTCAGTTCATCAAAATCGCTCAACAGATTGATATACAGCAGATTATAGGTACAAATATGTATAATGGTTTGACTGCTGCAATTACAGGCGGAATTGATTTAGGTGCAAATGCAAGATGGAAACTTATACTCGATGATTACATTGTTGAGATGTTGATCTGGTATGCACAAAGCAACTATATACCTTTTGCAGCTTACCAAATTAAGAACGGCGGTGTATTCAAGCATACCTCTGAAAATGCACAAACGGTAGACAAAAATGAGGTTGATTTTTTAGTTGAGAAAGCAAGAACAAATGCTGAATGGTATTCAAGAAGATTTATAGATTTTATGAGTTTTAACCAAGCTACCTATCCGGAGTATAATAATAACGTAAACGATGATATTTACCCTAGTTATGAAGCTACATTTAACGGATGGGTTTTATGATTTACAAACCAAAGGCAAAGAATATTAAAAAGCTAAAAACTTTTTTAAAGAAAAAAAATAAAAAAAATGATAGGAAGTCCAATATACACTAAATCTTTTTGGGGCAAAGGTGCTTGTAACAACAACGTTGGATGGGGTATAATTTACCGACCATTTGCTGGGTGTAGTGCAGTACCAGCCTTATTAGTATTATTACAAGCAAGAGCGGATTTTTATGAAAATGAAATTTGTACTACAGCAACTTTAGAAGAACTTGAAAACATAACATAATGAGCAATTTATTAGACAAGGCAAGTATTGTATTAACACCAACAGCCTATGACAATAGCAAAGTGCTATGTGTTAAACCAAGTGATGGAAGTGGTGACTTTGACTTTTCAAGAAATTCAGCAGCTACAAGAGTAAATGCACAGGGGTTAGTTGAAAATGTACAAACACTATCTAGTAATTTGGTGCAGAATGGTGATTTTAGTGAGCAAGGTTCACAATTAATTACAAACGGAGATTTCGCTACAGATAGTAATTGGACTTTAATAAGTGGAGTAACTTATAATGTTGGCGGTTATTTAGATTTTGATGGCTCACAAGGAACTGGCTCTGTAACAAATACACCAAATACAACTTTTACATTAAATAAAACATACAAAGTAGTTTACGAAATAAAAAATTACGTTAGTGGAACTATTAAATTTAGGTTTCAAGGTGGAGTTAATACTATAGGACAACAACAAAGTGGTGATGGTGTAAAAACCGAATACATTGTTTGTAGTGATAGTTCTAACAATAACTTTAATTTCTTTGGCTCATCTTCTTTTATTGGCTCAATAGATAATGTTTCAGTTAAGGAAGTCGGGCAAAATTGGAGTCTTACGGGAACGGCAGAAATAAGTAATGGAGCGGCTAGCTTTCCCAATAATTCTGCTAGTTATTTGATTCAATCTAGTATTATTGACTTATCTGTTAAGCAGTACAAACTACAATATGAAATTGTATCAACTAATGGATTCAATTGTAGGATTGCAGGTGGAAACTCTGCCTTTGGAACTTTCAATTTAGATAGTTTAACAGTAGGAGTTAAGACTGCTTATTTAACAAGTAATGGAACAAAGGGTAATTTACAAATAAACAACAATGCATTTATTGGCTCTGTAACAAATATTAGTATTATAGAAATAACAGATGATACTAACCTACCTAGAATAAACTACGAGGGTTTCAGTTATCAAGATGCTTTAGGGAGTGAATTGGTTACTAACGGAGATTTTAGTAATGGTGCTACGGGGTGGGAGTTAATAGGTGCAGCCAATGTAGCGAATGGTGTAGGTAATTTTGTAGGTAGTGGGGATAAAATTTTACAGAGACCTAACCTTACACAAGGCAAATTATACAAAATAACATTTGATATTTTAAACTATACAAGTGGAACATCTAGGGTTTATTTAGGGAGTACAGGAGATGCCTCCTTTACTGCAACAGGAAATGGAACTTATTCTGCTATTTTAGAAGCAGAAAGTTCTACAGACGTAGTGCAATGGCGGTCTTCAGGTACTACCTTTATCGGCTCAATAGACAATTGTTCTGTAAAAGAATATCTAGGGCAAGAAGTAGTTCCAGATAGTGGTTGTGGAAGCTGGTTGTTTGAACCGCAGAGTACAAACCTAATAACATACAGCGAGGATTTTAGTCAATGGCAACGTGTTAACATAGCGACAGAGGTATCTACCACATTATCTCCCGATGGAATTAGTTTTATGACTAAAGCAACTTTTAGTGCATCGGCTTCGAATAGTTACATTAGGCAAAACAAGACTATGGCAGTAGGGAGTGTAACATCAAGCATCTTTGTAAAAAAAGGCGATTTAGATGCTTTTGCTCTTATTAGAATTGGTAGTATCGATAACCCCGTAAGCGTTTGGTTTAATTTAGACAATGGTACAGTAGCAAACTCAACGGGGTCTCCTACAAACACGAGTATTGTGAATTACGGAAATGGAGTATATAGAATTTCAGCAACTACAACGTCTGCAACTGATTTAACTCTCACTAGCATAATTCAATCTTCAGATACATCTACTGGTAATCCAACAGAAAATGCAACCCAATTTTATTGGGGTGGGCAAATAGAGATTTTACCCTATGCTACTAGCTATATTCCCACAGATGGAACATCAGTAACACGTAACCAAGATGATTGTACCAATGGAGGGAGTGCTGCATCTATAAATAGTACATCGGGTGTTTTATATGCAGATATATCAGCTTTGGCAAACGAAAATTCACAAAGAGTTTTAAGTATAAGTGATGGAACACATAATAATTGCGTTAAACTTGGTATTTTAAATAGCGCTACGGCTTACAAAATTTTTGCAAATATTAGATTAGCAGGTGTTAATCAGGCTTTTTTAGCAGCTGACTTTGGAGCGGTTGCACCAACTTTTAAAAAGTGTGCTATAAAATACAAAGAAAATGATTTTGCCTTGTGGATAGATGGGGTTGAAGTTGCAACAGATACAAGCGGTAACACCTTTTCTGAAAATACTTTAAATTCTTTGCAATTTGATAGGGGTAATGGAATTCAAGATTTCTACGGAAAGACAAAATGCCTAGCAGTATTTCCATTTTTAACAGATACAGAACTACAAGAACTTACAACGATATGATGCAAATATATAAAACGAATTTTCCAACAGAACAACAAGGGAAAGACTACCTTTTAAATCTAGGTGTAATATTAGAAGTAAGGGGCAAAATAGTCTTTGCTCCAACAACAGCAGCGGTTGTTTATATCGGTAAGGTGGTAAAGATACCTGCAACATACGATGCAGATGGTAATATTCTAACACCTGCAATTTTCTATGACGGCTATGCCATCGATGTAATGAGTAGCGACTTGTTAGACTTTGGTACATATGAGGTATTCCCAGCAGACAAAGCAGCACATAGCTTTTACGGATGGGCAAGAGGTGCAGAAGTACCTAAATAATTAGTATATTTGATTAAATCAAAAAACAAT